TCTCGTTAGCCTCGACTTTTTCGCGCTATCCGTCACATTTGACCCAAAAGGGGACGAAATGCCTGCAAAGCGGCCCGGCGCCTACAAGAAGCTCGACGCGGCCCTCGCTCCGACGATGTCGACGATCGAATATCTGACGGCCTCACTTGTCCAGCTGGAGCAAGCGGCGCAGGACGCGATCGAGTCGCGCAGCTGGCAGGCGTGCTCGGCGCTCAAGCTCCGGGCGCTACAGACGCGGGCCGACCTCGACGCCGCAATCGAGAAGGCCAACCGCCCCGACGACACGATGTCGGACGAGCAGCTTCTGGGCATCATCGTGCAGGCGATCGCGCAGTTGCCGGCGCCCCACCTGGAGCGCCTCGAGGAGGCGATCGCCATGCGGCGCGGTGGGGCTCCCCTGCGGCTGGTGACGGGGACGGACGGTTGAAAGAATATCGCACCGTCGCCCTTGCACGGTGAATGACGGTGCGCTATTCTATTTGTGTCGGGGGGCGATGGAGCCCACGGCAAACAAGGAGCAACCAATGACCGCCAAGTCCTTCAGCATCTGGTTCCGCGACGCCCACACGCCTTCCCGCATCTACCGTGGCGGCGCTAACTACACCGACCGCAGCCTGGCAGTAAACGTACTTTCCGGAACGGACGGTATGCTCTTCCTCGAGGGTTCCGCCCGTAACGTCTTCGGCGGTCTGGTCCTTCCGGCAGCTCTTGACCGCGCTGCGGCTGAGCAGCGTAACGCCGAGTGGCTCACTTGAGCCGGGGGGGCTCCCGCCCCGGCGCGGGGCGCCCACGGGCATTCGCCGAGGGGGCCGCGCTGGCGCGTACAGTGCGCCTGCCTGCTACCATTTGGACGCTCCTCGAGGAGCGCGCCCGCGTCGAGGGGTTGACCCTCGCGCAGCTCATCGCGACGTTGGCTACTGAATGAACCTCGCGGCCCTCGCCACCGGGCTCGACACGTTGCAACGTCGAGCCATCGCCGACCCGCTCGCTTACTTCGTGCCGACGAAGCCGCAGCTCACCTTCCTGTCGAGCACCGCGCCCATCAAGCTGGCGCGGTCGGGGAACCAGGTCGGGAAGACGACGATGGGCCTCGTCGACTGCATCTATCGATGCCTTGGCGCGCACCCGTACACGCTGGTCCGCGCCGCGCCGATTGAGGCGTGGATCGTCGTGGTGTCGTGGGAGCAGTCGCTGGGCATCCAGCAGAAGCTCTGGAATCTGCTCCCTAAGGACGCTATCGACCCAGAGACTTCGTTCGTTCCGGGCCGCGGTCTGGTCGGCAAGGTACCCATCGTCCGGTTCCGGAACGGGTCCGTCCTCCGTATCCGCACGGTCAACCAGGGCGCCCTCGCGCTGGCTGGGTCCACAATCGATTTTGTACTCGTAGACGAACCTCCACCGCAGAGCGTCTGGTCCGAGCTGGTGCCGCGCGTCATGCGCAACCGCGGGCGCATCGCCGTGACGCTCACGCCTGTCGGTGCACCCCTCGGCTGGCTCAAGGAACTAACGGAGCGAGGCGTGGTGCAAGACATGCACTTCCCGCTGACGGTGGAGAACACCACCCCCATCGGGGGACGCCCCCTCCTCGAGCAGGCCGACATCGACCGCCTCGAGTCGCAGGTCCTCCCGATGGAACGGCGGCAGCGCATCCACGGCGATTGGGATTCGGGCTTCGCCGCGGGGCGCGTGTTTCAAGCCTTCGACCCTGCGGTACACGTGTCGGACCTTCTGCCCGATGGCGTGTGCCAGGTCGGCATCGGTATCGACCACGGGTCCGAGGGCGGCTCGCAGGTTGCCACGCTGGTCGTCGTCTCACGCGATGGCGGCGTCGAAGGGAACCCGCGGTTCTGGGTGCTGGATCAGAGCATTTCGACAGGCGCGACGACGCCGGAACAGGACGCGCGCGACATCCTGGCGATGCTCCGTCGAAACAACATGCGGGTCGAGAGCGTCGACCGATGGGTCGGCGACCGAAAGCACGGCGGCAAGAGGTGGGGCGGTAAGAAGAGCAACGCCCTGTTGATTCAAGGGTTCGAGCGCGAGCTCCGTCTCCCCATCGGGACGCTTGGATTCAGAATTCACACGGCGTGGAAACCCGCCGGGTCAATCTACGAGGGCTCGCGCATCCTCCACTCCGCGATGCTTCGCGGCGACTTCACGATCCATCCTCGGTGCAAGCAGCTCATCGAGGACCTGCGCCTATGGGAAGGCGACGACGACGGGCACAAACACGGTATCGACTCCCTGCGTTATGGTGCGGTGGAGCTGGTGACGCGCCGGCTATACGTCCCGCAAGCGGTGAGGATCGGATGAGCCAAATCCCCGTCATTTCGAGCGAGCCTTACGAGATCCGGCGCATCGAGCACACGCGCCTGCGCCGTCGCCTGCTTGAAGGGACGTGGGAGGAGGACCTCCACAACCGTCTCCAGATCCATCTCGGCACGGTGCGAAAGGCTGCCTGGGGCTACCCGGACATGTCGTCGAACATCTTCCGGCAGATTGCCCGTTCGCTGAGCGCCCTGTACGTCATGCCGCCCGACGTGACGCATCCGACGCGGATGCCTGCGGCGGTTGACCTGGTCGAGAAGATTCAGCGGTCTGGGCTCTGGGCAACGATGAACCGCGTTCAGCAGCTGGTCGTCGGATGCCGTGAATACTGGCAGCGCGTCCACGTTGCCGCGGATGGTCGGCTGACGTTCCGGCCTGTCGCTCCCGATATGACGGTGGCGCGGTCGTTCGCCGACCGCCCCGACTACCCGGTCGCCGTCCACGAACTTCGCGAGCGCCTCGACGTGGCCGGCAAGCCCATCTGGACGTGGGACGTGCTGGATATCTCCAACCCGGAGAACCCCATCTACGAGGTCCGGGCCTACGTGGACGGCGGGAAGATGGGCGAGGACCTGTCGGGCGTCTACCTGGGCGGGAGCTACTCGGGTGCTGCCTACCCGTACCGTCGCAACGACGGACGTCCCATCCTTCCGTACGTCCTGTACCATGCGGAGCGCATCGGCGATCGCCTGTGGGATGCGTGGGAAGGCGTCGAGGTCGTCGAGGGCTCGCTGAACATCGCCGTCAGCTATTCGATGCTCTTCCACGCCATCAAGGACTCGTCGTGGCCCCAGCGGTACATCGTCGGCGCGGAGCCCCAGGGCGCCACGCTGGAAGGCGGTGTCTCGTCGGCGCGGCGCGAGGTCGTCTCCGACCCGGCTACCGTGCTCATGCTCCGCGCCAGCGACGAGCAGCAACCCGTCATCGGGCAGTGGCAAGCGGGCGCGGACGTGACGATCCTCGAGCAGACCATCGCGGCCTGCGCGAACCGCCTCGCACAGGACGCGGGCGTCTCGCCCGCCGACATCCAGCGGATGGGCGGCACGGCGCGCAGCGGGTATGCCATTGCCCTAAGCAATGAAGGGAAGCGGGAGGCCCAGAGGGCCTACAGTCAGTCATTCCGCGAGAGCGACGAAGAGCTGGTGATGAAGGCGGCTATTCTTCTGAATCGCGTCCTCGGCACGCAGTATCCGGAGGGCGGCTACTCGGTGCAGTATCGGTCGATCCCTCTGTCCGGTTCCGAGCTGGATGCGCGGCGCAAGCACGCTCTGGAGCTCCTCGACGCGGGCCTCATGACGCGCATCGATGCGCTTCGCCTCTTCGACGATGCCCTCACGGAACAGGACGCCGCGGCGATGCTCGCGGAGATCGACGCCATGAACAAGGCGCGTGAGATGGCCGAGGGCGCCGCGGAGATGGAGCCCGAAGAGCCGGAAGAAGAAACGCCCGAACACGAGGCGGCTCCCGGCGACGTGGCCGAGGACATCGCGGAAGGCGAGGCGCACGACGAGGAGATGGATGCCGGTCGTTAGTGAGCGCCAGCGCCGCTACCTGGCGGCAACGCACCCGGACGTGTTGCGCCGCTTCCTCGAGGAGGGGGCACGCGCAGGCTTCCGTGCGCCTGCCGCCGTCGCAGCCGAGGCGAAGCGCGGGCTAGAGCTTCGGCGCGAGTATGGCCGCGGCGGTACGCTTGTCGGCGCACGCCGCGCGAGCCAGCTGGCGAACCGCAGCGTGCTCAGCGTGGAGACCATCCGCCGCATGGTCGCATACTTCGACCGCCACGAAGGCGACCTCGACGCACCCGCCGCCAAGCGCGGCCACCCTAACTACCCTTCCGCGGGTCGAATCGCCTGGTTGCTCTGGGGCGGAGACTCAGGACGCGCTTTCGCACGACGCGTCCTGCGGGCCTACCAAGCCAGCAAGGAGTGACCATGCCCGACGACACCACGATCCCCGACGAGGTCGGCACCTCGCGTGCCGAGGAACGCATTCGCAGCCTGAGCGCGGAGCGCAAGCAGCTGCGCGAGCAGCTCGCCGAGCTGCAAAGCCGCTACGACCAGACGCAGGAGATGGTCAAGCAAGCCGACACCTACAAGGCCACGGCCTCGGAGTGGGAGCAGAAGTTCGCGCAGGCGAAAACGCAGTGGGAGACGGAGCGCGAGCTCTTCTCGCGTGGCATCACGGACCAAGAAGGGATGGACTTCGTGCGTATGGCGTACGACCGCCTCCCGGCTGAGGGTCGTCCCCCTCTCGGGGAATGGCTCGCGGGCGACAAGCTCCCGAAGGCCGTGCGCGCGTACATGCCCGAGGCTGCTCCCTCCGCCGCGGCACCGACGACGCCGACGACGCCCCCTCCTCCCGCCAACGCGGGCGTGACGAACGCGCCTAGCGGGGCCCCGTCGCAATACTCGCCCGAGGCGATCTCGCGCATGAGCCCTGCCGAGTACAAGGCCGCACGCGCCGCCATCCTCGGGCTGGACCGCTAGCAGCTCGACGCGTGCGCGTAGGCGAGCAGTGCGCTAGTCTACGCGTACCCGCCGGGTCGAGCCCCGTAACAGCGATGCCGGGATGACGAACAACCATCATCTCAGAGGTACGCCACTATGGCTCTCACCGAATACTCGACCCTTTCTGGCAACGCCCGCGTTGCCGCCGTCCTCGCCCAGGAGATCCAGCTCAAGCTGGCCGACCGCGCGAGCCTCCACAACCACCCGAGCATCGTGAACTTCGGCAACATGGCCGGGCGCGGCTCCGCGGCCCTCCAGGTGCCCATCCTCGGCCTCGACGGTTCCGACCTGCTCGCGTCCGCTGCGGACGGCGCGGTCGTCGCCAACACCACGCTCACCGCGAGCGCGGCCACGCTGACCATCGGGCGCTACGCCCTCCGCTACGATCTCACCGACCTCGGCGGCGCGATCACCGACTCCATCGGCCTCAACGCCCAGCGTCTCGCGGAGAGCATGGTCGGTAGCACGCTCATGGCGTTTCAGAATGCCCTCTGCGACGTGATCGACGGATTCACCGCAACCGCTGGTTCGACAGGCGTCGACATGAGCGTGGACGATTGGTACTCGGCGCAGTTCGCGCTGACGCTCGCCAGCGTCCCCGGCCCCTACATCGCGGTGCTCCACCCCCGCCAGCTCGCTGACTTCCAGAGCAGCCTCCGTGCGGAGTACGGCGCGACGCAGTTCGTGCAGGCCACGCAGGAAATGCTCACCATCAAGGGGCAGGGCTTCGCGGGAATGTTCAACGGCGTCGACATCTTCGTGTCGAGCAAGGTTCCGACCGCGAACGCTGGGGCGGATAGGGCCGGGGGAATGTTTGGACGAGGCGCGGTCGGCTACGTCGAGGGCTCCCCGTTCCCCATTACGGGCGCTCCCGGCGTGGTGACCCCGGCGGGTTCCCCGGTCGTGGTCGAGTTCGACCGCATCGTCGGCGGTGGTACCACGTCTATTTTGGCGTCCTACTACCTCGGCATCGGGAAGCTCCAGGACGCGATGGGCGTCTCGATTATCACGGACGCGTGAGCGTCTTCTAGGAGAACACGTGGCAGTCACCTTCACCGATCCTACCAACGCCGCCGGACCGACCTTCGCGGGTCGTCCCGCTGTGCAGACCTCGTCGGGGAGCCCCAAGCTCAACCTGCCGACGAACGCGCAGTGGTGGTACATCTGGCACCCATCGCGTTGGCAGTGCATCGACGGGGAGTGGCTGCCCGTGCTCGCCGTGATGAGGGCCACGCCGGGCGTGAATGCCGTCGACAAGGACGGCGACACGTCGGGCGCGGAGACGAAGCTCCGTCGCGAGCACTGGACCGTCATTCCCTGGGATGTGGTCGAGGGCGGCTACGTGACGGAGTACGACGGCGTTCGCGGTCCTGTTCGGCTCTCCCGCTGGGAGACGCCGCGTATGGTCGCTGGGAACGTCGTCCTCACGTCTGACGAGGCCGGGTACCGCGAGTTCCTCCGGGGGCTCGTGGTATCCGGTGTCGTTCGGGCGCCGGACCCGTACACGCTGGACGCTCTGAAGGAGCGGCAGCGCCTGCGCGTCCAAGAGAACACGAAGCGTGCGGGCTCCGACCCGGAAGCGCACCGCCGCCTCGAGGCCGATAAG